GACCTCCGCGCGGAACTTGTTCTGGTGCGGGTTGGCCACCGGGTACTTGGTGCTGGCCGTGGTGTCGCGAATCTCCAGGCTCTTGAAGAGCATGGTCGCCATGGCCGACAGGGCCGTCGGCACCAGCATCACCGCCGGCTGGATGCCGATGGGCTTGCCGTCGGAGTCCACCTGGTCGGCGAAGAGCTTCTCCACCTTCGTCAGCCCGTCGATGGACAGCACCGTGTCGGCGCCGGTGGTGTAGTTCTTGTTGCCGGCGGTGAAGAACGAGCCGTTGTTCAGGAAGATGCCCCAGAACACGTCGTTGATCTTCAGGCCGCTACCCCTGCCGAGCTTGCGGGGCACGGTGGTGATTGCGCCGAGATCGTCGTTGATGATGTCCCGGCGGTCGATGGCCAGCTGCAGGCCGTAGGTGTCGGCCTTGTTGGTGTAGGACTCGTTGCCGAGAGTCCCGTGCTTGAGTTCGCCGCCGGGGGCGACGATCTCGTACTGGTCCTTGCCGATCAGGCGGTACGAAGTGACGGTCTTGAAGTCCGACACATTCCTCACGGCGCAGATGTTCCGCCAGGTCCGCTCGACGCTGAAAAAGCCCTCCAGCAGGAACTTGTTGGCGACGTTGGACAGGATGCCGCCGATGTCGATGGTGGACCAGCCGGCCTGGATTCCGCCGGCGTGGCCGAACGCGAACCGCAGCACGGCGCGGCTGTCGCGGAAGTTCCGCCCGTCGTAGCCGTTGGCCCACGCGGCCTCCAGCAGAAGTTCCTGCAGGCCGATGCCGCCACGGAAGCGTTTGTCGGCGGCCTCGACGGACTTCTCACCGAAGGCGGCGACCACCACGTCGCCCTTGACGCCGCCGGTGAGCATGCACGCGGCCTCCAGGACCGAGCCGGTCATGGTGTTGTCGGGAATGTGCGCCGCCGGCGCCTTGGGCCTGTCGGCCCGGAGAACCTCCAGCTCCGTGCGTGTCACATCCCAGCCTTCGGAGATGGCCTTGGCGCAGATCTCCGCGTGGGTGTCCCCGCAAACCCTACGCACGGACACGATTCGGGTCTGCTCGGCCGCAGCGCTGGCGCGCATGTCGGCCACGGGGTCGGCCGTGATGCCGGCCGTCACGGTCGTGGCCGCGGCCTTGATGGCAGGCGTGCCGGCATCCGTGCCCGTCTGCGCCTTCGCCTCGACCTTGGTGGCGTCCTTGCCCTCGACAGTCGCGGTGGTGTCCTGATTGGTGTTTTCGTTACCGTCCATGTTGATTTTCTCCTGTCCTTGCGAATGTTCTCGCGAAAAAGCCGAAGCGGCCACATTGGCCGACGTGTTCCCGTCGGCGCCCAGATCCACGAATGAAATCTCGCCCAGCGTCGCCTTCCTGACGACGTTCACGGGGCCGGAGAAGTCCCGGCCGTTTACCAGGGCGGACTGACCTTCCTTGATGAACTCGAACTGCTCGACCGACGCGCCGATGCTCGCCTGCCACGGGAAGCCGTTCTTGGCGTCGGCGACCACCTCGCGGGCAACCTGGCCCGTACAGGAGATCACGCCGGCGGCAACAAGTTGCCCGGCCTCGACGCGGATGCTCTCGGCGTGGCCGATTCGTGTGCCGTGCGACTCTCGGATCGGCGCGTTCTGCCGCGGGACAGCCAGGCCGGCCAGGTCCACGACCACGGGGTAGCGCCATCCGGCCACCCGCATGGGTCCGCCGGTGTAGGCGACCATGCTGAATCGGGGCAGAACCGGCTTGCCGTCGCCGGCGTCCGCACCTGCGGTGATGTCCATCTGCGCCGTGAGTTCCAGCCTGCCCGGCGTAGCCTCGGCGAAGCCGGGCCGCTCAGGCGGCTTTTGATTGAGGGGTGTCTTGTTCGTCTTCATCTTCTTCATCTTCCTTGACTTGATCCTGGGGCGGACTGGCCGGCGCTGTCTGCGCCACCGTCAGCCCCAGTTCCTTCATCAGGGCCACTTCCTTGGCCCGCTGGCGAAGCTCGGTCTCCCAGTCCTTGCCGGAACGGGCATACTCGGCCGCCAGAGTGGTGGTGTTTGACGCCAGACGGGTCGCCTGCGCGTTCGCTTCCTTGGCAGGATCAACGTGCTCGTGGCCATCCCAGAACCACTGGTGCGATGCGTCTGTGATCTGGCCCAGGTCGATGTTGAACACCTTCACGGCCTCAGCCAGCCAAGCATCGAGAACGCGGTCCAGGATGACCGCCTCGACGTGCGATTGCTCGACGCGGATGCTCTTGTAGTAGGTCTGGTGATCCAGGCGCCCCGATGCGTAGTTGTAGCCCGATGAATTGCAGGCCGCGATGTTGTACGGCATGTTCAGGCAGCGGGCGATCTCGTTGAGGATCTCCCGCTTGAACATGTCGTAGGTGGTGGCAGGCTGCTCAGCCTTGATCTGCGAAGGCTCCCAGCCCTCCGGAGTGAAGACCGCCATGTTCGGCGAGAACTCCATCTCCGTCATGGGCTCGACTTCCGCCGCTTCCCCGCCGGCCGGGGCGTTGGTCTTCATCAACACGGCGATGTTGGCGGCGCTCTCAGCCGCGCCGATCACCGCCAGCGTGTACCTCCGGAGTTGTGCGAAGAGCGGCAGCGCCGGCAGGATGTCAGGCAGGCCCCGACGCTGACCGGGCCGGTCGGCGCGGAACCAGTGGATCACGCTGTCGGCCCGCACGCGCTCATAGTCCAGGCTGGAAATGGCTGCGCCGCTGCCGGGATGGGCCTTCAGGATGTGGTAGGCGGCCGGGTTGCCAAACGGGTCGAACTCGATGCCATCCACGGCCAGTTCCGCCCCCAGGACGCCCAGTTTCGCATTCGGCGTGGCGACCTGCTCGGCCTCGATGAGCTTGAGGTCCAGCTTGACTGGCGAGTTGAGATTGTCGTTGCTGAACAACATTGCAAACGCTTCGCCGTCCTGCGCCCTGGCCATCCGCATGGTGCGGAGCTTGCCGGGCAGGTCCACGGCCTTTGCCCAGGCCATGAACTCGCGTTCGATTGTCTGATTGGTCTTGCCCGAGTCGCCTTCAGTGGGCTCTGTCGAACCGGTCAGCATCTGGAGACGCGGCCCTGTGCCGGTCACGTCGTTGGCCAGCGTGAGCACTATGCCACGGGCGTAAGAATTGTTTGCCACCTCGTAGCGAGCCCGGTTGCGAAGCGTGCGGCGGACAGCAGGGCTGGCTGCGGCATCGGCAGACAGGCCGTCGGCGTTGGCCCAGTGACGCCTGTTGTCGGCGTTGGTCTGGGCCGAGTCGAACCTGCCTTCGACTGCGCTACGGCAGGCAGGCTTGGCGCGGACCACAAGCGTGCGTGTGACCGCGCCCGTCTGCTTCGACCGTCTTGTAAATGGCCACCAACCCATGTTCGTTACACCGTTCCCGGAGGGACGATCTTGACGCGGGTGAACGCCTTGGCCGGATTCTTCGAAGCCGCCCGCTTGCCGGCCAGATACTTGTCCGCGGCGATCTGATCCGGCAGCGAGTGCTGCTGGACGCTCACGCCGTCGGCACTGACCTGCTTGGGGCCTGCCGCGTTCTGCTCAATGATGTCAGGGTCTTCCGCCATGCTTCACCTCGTACTCGCGGGAGCCGGATTCGAACCGGCGACCTGGTGGGTATGGGCCACCCGAGCTGCCGCTGCTCCATCCCGCTGTCTGACAACCATTGCACGCGAGCAAAAAGAAAAGGCCGCTCGGGTGTTCGGCCCCGAACGGCCTCGTATCTTTTCGCAGCGCCCCGGGGATCAGCCGGTGCGTCGCGCGTCCTGGTTGTCTGCACCGAGTCTACGTGCGGTTAGAGCTACTTCAAAATGGATTCCATGAGCTCGAGTGAGATTGTTACGTCCGTAGACATGGATGCTGGCCTTGGCTCTGAAGTGGAGGTATCATGCCGGCAGAATTGGACATTTCACTTAGGCTGACTGTCCGAAGCGGTGGGCCTGGCAGCCCGCAGGAGATTAAGAGTGGCGCACCACGACCTAATTGTGAGCGAGTTCTTAGAAAGCCTCTCGGAAAGAGCTGACCGGAATTATCAGGGACGCATTCATCAAGCATTTCTGGACTGGTATATCGAGGCTGAGTTCGGACGACATGCTAAATGGGATTTCACCGATGATGTTAAGGATGGAGGAGTGGACGCCGTCGTTTGGTGTCCGAACGAAATCCCGCCTGTTTTCGTGATCCAGTCCAAGTTCTCCGCGAAGGTCGGCCGCGGCCAACTTGGGAAAAAGGCCTATTCCGACTTTTGCCAAGTTGTGGAGGCGTTTCGCCATGGAGGCGATCTATTTGACAGGTTCATCGACACCGTTAGAGACGACCTGCGGCATCGCTACCGGCGGGCCGTGGATCAACTGGCTGAAGCAGGAAATTGGGCTAGCCAAAAGAAAGCCTTTCGGTTGGTGACGACCGCAACCCGTCGGCAACCGGCTGAGTTCGACCAGATTCCCCGTGAGAACTTCGTGTACGCGCCCAATGTCATGCGGATATACAGCCGCTACCGAAAAGGCCAGACGCCGACACCAAAGCCGCTGCTATTGAACATCAACGACAAGATGGAGTATCCCGACAGGGAGAGAGGCGTTCGATCATATTTGTTCAACGCCAGGATGAGCGATTTTCAGGAATACTTTCGTAGTTCCGACGTGGCTCGCCTTGTAGCTCGGAACATCCGCTACAACCTTGCCGGCAAGGTGGGCAGGGCAATTCGAGAAACCTACGAAAAACACCCGAAAGACTTCTGGTACTTCCATAACGGCTTGACCATCGTTTGCGACAAGTTCTCAGAGGAAAACGGAATTGCAACGTTGCAGAACCCCAGCGTCATCAACGGGGCTCAGACGCTATATGCGATAGGTGCTTCCAAGCGAATGCGCTCCCCCGCCTTGGTAGCGGTAAGAGCCATTGTCAGGGGCACCGACGGAGCTCCGGAAGACGATTCCTGGCTTCAGAAGGTAATCCGCGGCGTGAACACTCAGAACCGGGTCCTGAAGTTCGACTTCTCGTCCAATGAGCCGGAACAAGTTGAACTTCAGCACCTTTTTCAGGAATTCAAGGTGTTCTACGAGCGGAAGCGAGGCGAATGGAAGGAAGTTCGCAACGATCCGCGCTTTCACGGCTTTTCGCGGCTATCGCTGAAAGACTTGGGGTTGATTCTTACCGCCGTGTCTGATGACACTGGCGGCGGCGTGCTGCTTATAAAGCAAGGTATGGAGCGCGTCTTCGATGAGAAGCACTATCGCGTGCTCTTTCCGTCAAAGTCTAGAGTGGCCCACCGTTTCAAGAAGATATACTTGGCCTACAGGCTGTCCAGATTTCTTATAGACTACGGCTACCCGGATGCCAAGACCCGTCGCAGGCAAGGACACGCTCGGTGGAATACACTTTGGCTCTTGAGCCGAGGTTTTTTTGCAACGTCAGGCGTCACAGCACGTTGTTCTCTGGAATCCATCCGTAATGCGTTCGATGCGTTCGAGAGCTATGGGTCGATGGGCAAACATGCACGTGCGGTCATACACAAGTTGGTCAAAGCAGTTTGGAAAGCCTGGCGGAAGGCCAGAAAGACGGATCCTGAACGGTGGACGGCCAACAACTTCTTCAAGTCACCCTTTGGGAATCAGCAGCTTCTGAAGTTGGCTTACCCAGAGACCAAACAAGACCTCCGTTCATTGGGGAAAGAACTGCTTTCATGAAAATGGGCTTACGTTCCGGTCTTCTCCCACGTCGTCATCCTCTTTCCGCAGTGCCGGCATTCCCGCCGGCGCATGATGCGGCCTCCCCAGGTGGGGCGGGTGTAGACGACGCGGAAGTGCTTGCAGCCGCAGTAGCGGCATTCCAGGCCACGCTTACTTTCTGCGGGATCCCAAGTTTTACGAACCGTTCCATCGCTCATGGCTATCTCCTCCGCAGGTCTTCCTGCGTGTATTTCTTCCGCAGTCGAACAGGTGCAGCTTCGCCGGCGGGCTTGATGCCCACCATGCTGGCCGCCGCGGCGCAGCCGACCATACAATCGAACCAGTGGTTGTCGGGGCGGGTCGGCCAGGTCGACCACTCGCGAACCACGCCGCCGGGGCCGATGACCTCGACCCACTTCTCCGAGCGGGCCACGTGCTCGGCGATCAGTTCGTGGTGGCGTCCGTCACTGCCGAACAGGCTGATGCAGCCC